CCAAACTTTCTAGCTGAAGATACAGCATGTTGATATGGATGCGCCATTACAATGTCTTTTGGATTAAAGAACCTCCATGATAATAAGTTTCTATTTCAGTAATTCTGATGTCATTAATAATCTTGTATTTACCTGATGGTATAAGAATACATACTGAACCAGAACCACCTTCATTATTCCACCAGTCTTCAATGTTAGTGAGTAATTTTTCTTCAACAAAATGTTCTATATCAGATGCAAAACCAGAGTCTAGATCTCTAAGATGCATTACATCTTGTCCCCAAACATATATGTCATTTATATCACTAAAAGCATCTTCTTCATCTTCACTCATTTTTTCTGTAGTATAAACTACATTTTCAATTGCTCCGGAGTCTCCTCCACCTTCATATTGTACCTTAATTCCGGTCACACCACGGTCAGCCAACTGTATCAGAAGGCCTGTCATATTTATTTCATTCATAACTATTTTGTTTTGTAAAACCTGCCAAGGATATTGGCATTTAGATATTCTTCTTTTTCAAGCACTTCTCTTACAAATTGAAATTTAGTCTCATGATATGTTAACTCTGTCTTTGAGAAACATATTCTAACCATAAATCTCTTTATAGGGATTCCTGCTTTATGTGCATCTTGTAGCACTGTATTACTGCTGTAATAATTTTCATAGTTAGTTTTGCTAACAAAAGTGTATTTAGATGCCCTTTTGTCTGTCATTGCCGCAATAGCTTTCTTTCCCAGTTTCTTTTTAACTGTAGAATAAAAGTTTTTCTTGCCAACATAACGGACCGCTTTACCATCAATGATTGCTTCCATTTCATAAATGAAACCTACAGCACCATCTGGAATCTTGCTGTCATTAAATACTTCACCTTTGTATAACCAACTCATAATGCTTGTTTCAATAAAGGTAATAATTTATCTCTAACAGCTTCAATACCATAGTCTTTAACTGAGTCAGATAGATCCTTAGACATGTCAAGAATTACATAGTCATAACCATACTTGTCTTTATATCTCTGAGCAGCTTTTATACCAGGCTCATCATTATCAAACAGTACAATTATCTTAGAGTATTGCTTACTTAGTTTACCCATGACAGATTCACCTATCATTGTATTCTCGCTGTCTGGTGCAATACATTCTACATTACCTATACCAAGCTTGTTAAAACACATTAAGTCTTTTAGAGAGGATGTAATAACCAAATACTTGGCTTCATACTTCAATTGATCAATGCCCTGAACATAATTCTGAACCTTGATAAACTTTTTATCTAAGTTTTTAGGCATGTAGATCTTGTACAATTCACCATCTTGTCTAAAATAACCATAGAGATATGGCTTGGTAAACTTAAATGAAGTTATAGAACCATCTTCTTCTTTTTTTTCCATAGTAAAGTATGCCAGGGGCACTACATTATACTTGGCCAAAAGTGTAGAACTAATCCTAAAACTTGTCCAAAACTTAGAGTCTTGGGAATTCCAATGTCTCATTTCATAATCAACTACCTTGAACTTGTCATGAAACTTAAACTCAACTACAGCTGGTACATCATTATGTAAGAGATACTCTTGATAGTCATTAATAATCTTATTTGCTGCATGACCTCTTGAAGATAGGTTAAATAAAGCTTTGACTAACTCAAGCGCATCACCTTGAAAACCAGAAGAGAAATCTTTGAACTTATAAACACCTCCAGTGCAGTATATAAACATGCTTGGAACTTTGTCTTTTACATTAAATGCTGATAGCATCTTTATGTCTTGGCCAATGAGCTTTTCTTTTAAGTTCAGATAATATTCAAACACCCATTCTTTGGGTACATCCTGTAAATCAGATACTAAATTCTTTGTTGAAATCATAACCAATAAGATATAAAGGGGGAGGCTCCTGACTTACTTTAAAATCTACTCTGTTTTTAGAGTTAATAATAAACTAAACTCCCCCTTTAAAAGAGTGAGTATTAGTCTAAGCTAAAATCAGAAGATGTCTTAGATGAAACATCAAAGTCATTTTCATCACCAAATGATTTTACATCTTTGACTTCCATCTTTTTCACATGCTTAGTTTCATCAAAAGTAATTACAGCACCATCTTCTATAGCACCAAATGCATACTTTTTACCTTCTGCTTTTGGCAACCACATGTCATAGTTTGTATAGCCAGATTTGCTTTCATATTCTTTACCGGCAATACAGAACTCAAGATAAGTATTTCTAAAAGCTGCTGACTTATTAAATGCATGAACAAAGTCTTCAATGGTATCATGTTTGTCATTTTGTTCAACAAACCAAGAGTCAAGTTCTAAGGTATGAGCAAGAGTTCTTAAGAAGATCAAGATGGATCTGTCTCTCTGAATCTTGATACCTGTCTTAGTTTCACCATCTGCAAATGCATATTGGCTTGCTTTTACTTTACCAATTTGACCTTCATATCTTCCTTTGCTTTCATCATCTTTGTCAATCAAAAAACCTTCAAAGCCTTCAATAGGTTCTGTTTCTACATGCAACATAAGGTGATATGCACCAGGGATAAACTTAAATTCCTCAAGTTCAATGCTGTTAATTTTCAATACATGGTTACCTGGAGTGATTGTTTTTGGTACTCCTGAACCACCGGTTCCTAAGTCTGTTGTGCTTAATGCCATTTTATTTGTTTTTTAATTATTATACATAAATTTTATCCCAGTGAAACTCAAGTTCACCTTTTTCATTCATCTCAGAAACTACTATTTCTTCATTTCTTAAATGCTCTGGACGAGCACCACAAGTTACTTCTTCACTTGTTTTAAAAGATAATATGGTCTTATTACCTTTTCTATACATATAGCCAATTGCATCTGCATTAGCACAAATAAGAGATTTAATTTTACCTGTCAAATCAATGTTTGCAGCCAATACCATCTCACCCTTATCATCTACTTGCTTGTCCTTAATGTGACCTGCCAAAATAATGTGGGGAGCTAAAGTATCAATAAAATCTAAAACTTGAAAGAAAGCTTGTCTTAAATATAAATATCCAGCACCATTTGGTAAGGACAATATATTATCACCGTCATAGTTCTTACCCATACTGGTTTGGCGGTAAAGCTTGATAGCTAAAGGACCTACCATATCTTCTAATGCAGTTACAGTATCTATTGTAACATACTTATATGGATTACCTGCAGCTTTAATTGCTTTACCAGCATCAAGCAGCTCTTGTAAAGAGTTTACTTGAATCTTAAGAGCTTCAACATAATCAGAACCATTTTCCAAATCAATGATTAGATTCTCGTCAAGACCTGCAAAGGCACTTGTTTTACCAGTCTTTGGTTTAGAATAGATGATTAATCTCTTAGGGTTAACTCTTTGAGGACCCACCTTTTTAGTTGGAAGTACAATACTCATCTTACTTTAGTTTTTGTGCTAGTTTTTGAAACTCCACAGCAATTCTTAAAAGAATATCAGAAGCTGATTCCTCATCAGAATAAAAAACATCTTCTTCTTGTTTAGGAGGAAATTCACTTTCAAAGTCTGGGAATAAACTTTTCTGTAATCTAGGAAGTTCTAGTTCATCTTCTTTTGCTTTTGCTTCAGCTTCAGCTTTTCTTTTCTCATAAAGAGCATAAGTAATCTCAGTACCATCTTTGAGAACAGCAATCATTTCAGAAACAGGTACTGTATACAAAATATAAGGTTCACCCTTAAAGCTTGTACCAGACTTAGTTTCATACTCCTCATCATAAAAAGGATTATACTTGTATTTAAACAACTGTCTGTCACTTGAGAAAGGTGTTACATCTGTAACAGTTCCTTTATCATCAGTAACATTGTCATAGAACTCAATATAAATGTCCTCTCCTCTACCAATTTCAGATTCAAAGAACTGAACTTGTCTACCATACTTACCTTTCTGAAAAAAAGCAGTCTTGATAATAAAGAATGGGTCAGTTAATTTAAGAGCTCTGAATGTGTCCATGTGCTGGACAAAAAATTCTTTTTCTCTTTCTTTTCTTGTACTCATACTTGGGTTTTAAATTGTAACTTTTTTTGTTGCTTGAGCAGGTGTGTCAACTTCTATAATCCGCATAGTATCCCTATCCAATTTAAAGAAGCTCATCCTGGTGGTACCATTTCTAGATTTCAAAAAGTGAAATACCAAGAGATCCTCATCATTGATTATATATCTCTCTGGTCCATACTGTCTTATCTTTCTAATAGATGGTTTGTTGATACCCATTACAACATCTGCATGTTGCAATAAAGCATCTGAACC